TTGGTTAGATCAGCGCGTTGCGCGAACGTCATCAGTTCTTGATAAGAATCAGGCGTATATTGCTCCACCAGCCCAGAGAACTCTGGACGTTTTTGTAGGAATAGTTCCACTTGGGCGCGAATAGCTTCACCCGTTACCGAGTGATCGGTAACCACGTAAACTTTTTTAACCGTCGACTCCATTAAATGCGAATTGGCCACCGGAAAAGGAAAGCCCAGTTCCAGCAGAAAAGACACCACGAACGGAAGAAGTGGAAACCATCAAATCACCGCTTCCGCTGGCATATGTAAGAAGGTTTCCAGCGCCGGCATCCGCTTGGATGCTGGTTCGTGAACGTGCTTGGGTGAAGTAAAGGTTTGAACTTCCTTCCGCTACAATGTCACTATTTCCATTAAAAGCAAATGTAATTTGACCACTATTTACAGACTTAGAAAGTCCACTTCCAACGGCTACATTGGCGCTTATTTGAGCAGTTCCAGCATTAACAGAAATACCCTCTCCAGCCACAAGAACACTTCCAACTTCAGAAGCGGTTAATGGGCTTTCGATTTGGGTATAGTTTCCAGCGGTTGAACCATTCGCACCCGAAACCATAAATGTTTCTGTTCCATCGCTTGGAGCGGTAAGAATAAGAACATCACCTTCTTTCAATGAAGAAGCGGTTGATGATTCATTGAGAATAAAGTTAGCCAAAGAAGTTTGTGTATTATCAACATGTACATCAGTAATAGCCAGACTATTGATACTGAGTTCTCCATCAGCTACGGAAAGCATCGAGGAAGAACCGGAAGCAATTCCGGAGATAAAAGAAAGACCGGCGATGTCTTGCTTTCTGGTTAGGTCTGCATCTGCGGAAGGGGCGCTTTCACATTTAACGCCACCTTTAAAAATAACTTCGGGATTATAGAAATTCATGGGTGTTTTACTCCATTGGGGGTTGTAAGAATCGTTGTAAGAATCGTCTCATTCTAGCTTAGATAAACAGTTCCAGAGATGGAACTCACAAATGTAATTGTGATTGAATTAGACGAAAAAAGTATATCACCCATTATCTGATTCCCACTCGTATCCACTATCAGAACACGCGGTTTGAAGCTAAAAGAGTGTGAAATTGATACACTGGATTGATTTGTAAAACTTGTTACGGTTTCACTTGTTCCCGTTCCTGGGGAATATATTGGTATGGCCATGGTTCTATCCGGTTGGGCTATTCAAAAATGAAATATATTGCGGCGGTTCCAGATTGGGAAGCTACAAAAATACTTCTTTGCTCTGCGGTTTGTTGGGGATTGTATTGAATAATAGCATCCACGGGATGGGGGAATTCATTTCCTGTCTTGCTACCCCCATCAGTTCCATCGTAAGAAAATACGATTGCTTGGGCTTCTGGTTTGACCGTTACAAGCTTACACCATTTGGGAATCTTGACTTCTAACACAGTTGTGGTAATTGTTGTTACTTTTTTCATTGCTCCACCATTGGACCAATTCAAGGTTGTTAAATCTGTAGCCATTTTATTCTCCTATTTTTTACGTTTATTAGTTTTTGTTCTCATGCCCCGTTTGGGCTTTGTTGTTTTTTTCTTCTTGCCAGCCATTGACAAAACTGTAGCTATGGATTTTAGCTTTTTTCTCTTTGATAATACGCTGGATTTTTTTTTTCGTGTTGCCATTGGGCTTCCCCTCATGAAGATAATACTCCCCATTTATTTGATATGCTGTAATGTTTCTTATCATATTTTAAAACGATTATTTCTTCTTTGGTAGTACTGCTTCTTCAGTTGTTCACGATTTTTTTGATAAAATTCGAAATCTCCACTCGCTTTTTTCCACATATCGCCATTTGTGGCATGGTCTTGGGTTTGTGTCACTCCTTGATTGGTGGAAGGACGGGGCGCGGGTTGGGTGGATGCCGTGGCCATTTGTGGAGTGGATTGGGTGTGTTCCAATCTTTCCCCTAACTCTTGGATTTGGGAAGGAGTGGAGCTTTCTTGTGGGGCTTGGAAGTATGGCTTCAAAACTGTTGGGACTTCTCCACCCTCTTTCATTCCCACCATCCATTCACCCATGGGGATTCTATCCTTCTTGGCTTTGGAATCCATGGCTTTGTTGTATTGCCATTCTACCAAATCCCTAACTTCTGGGTCTGTTATTCCTTGGCTGGCTATCGCTTGATGACGTTCATATCTTTGGTTGGAAACGGCTAGTTCATCCTGGAGGTTTGCAAGCTGGGAAGCCATGGCCTCCGCTCCTTTTACTTTGGAACCCATTTCTTCCAACGTGGCTTCTAGTTCTGAAACCCGTTTCTCTGCGCTTCTCTTGTTCTCTGTTACTTTGGATAGACGTTCACGAACGATTCCATCCACTTCTGTTTTCAAAATATATTCTTGGCCTTCATGCGTAATTGTTTTCATGGTTTTCTCTTTGGTTTGGGGGTTATTGGGGTTGGGTTATGTTCCAAATTCGATTTTTTGTTGACGGATAAGCCTAAGTTTTTCCATCGCTTGTTCTTCCGTGGTAAGTTCTGGATATAGCTTGAACATTGCATCTACTGGTGAAAATAAACCCTTATCGAGAAGAGCAATTATATTTTCTCTTTGGGCTTTCTGTTCACCTTCTGATAACTCTATTGATTCATACGAAATCACATATCCACTTTCTGGGTAATTTGTACCCAATAATCTATTGGATATCATCGCGCTTTTTTCAATGGCTTCAATGTCAGAAACTGAAAATGTAGGTTGAAAACGTTGTTGGGCATCCCGCATAGACTCTTTACTCATTGCGATAGAATAACCGCTTCTTGGGTCGCTTGATACCTTCTGAACACTTGCTGGGTCTATGCCCATCTGGGTAGCCAATCTTCTCTCATAGGTAGTAATAGCGCCCAACATTGTGGCGGGGTCGGACATTCCCGCTTGGAATTGACCTATCAAAGGTTGAGTGGAGCTGTCAGGGTCACCAGTGAAACAAAGAATACTAGAAGGGTCTGTAGATACACTCATTCTTTGGGATGCCATATTGGTGTCCATCGTGTTCAATCCCGCCAATTGTAGCGAAGCCACATAGCGTTGTGGGAATGAAGCATCAAACATTAGATGTTTCAAGTACGTATAATATGTTGATGCCACCATAGAACCCGCCACTACTTCCGATAGTTCATAGGGAGAAAATAGGCTTCCATCTATTGAGGCATGATAGAAAACCCATGGAAGAAATGGATTTCCTTGGGCATCTCGATAAGGATAATTATCCCCACTCATATCTCCACCCAAAAACTCTTTGGTCATTTCTTCACCAAGTTTCCCATCTGCTTCCACGTGATGAACCGTATACAATGGATTATTTTTGTCTCTCAAATCATAGACATCCGCCGTCCAAAACATTTCACCCGTGGAATCGTTTCTTCGTAGTCGTTGTTCAAAAAGATAATCCGCCTTCATCGGGTCGCCAGCGGGGGCCATTGCAAAAACCATATCAGGGGTAACCGGTCGGAACATGATTTGGTTGGAATCGCTGATATCGACTCTCATCAACATTTCACGAAGACCAATAGTTTTCATTTGTACGCTGGACATCATCTCAAAATAATGACTTTTATCCAAAGCACCATGGGGGCCAATAAAATCCCGCGCTTCATCCGCGCTTTCTCTACGTATTCCCACTGAAGGCTTTCTGCTATACAAAACCGCTAAGGCTTCACATCCTGTTTTGAACACGTTGGAAGAGGTATCCAAAGAACCCCAAATAGCTCTTCTGTCCAAGGCTACTGTGTCAGTTATAAAGTCTTCCAAATCGGAACCCCAATTTCCTTCCAAAAGTCTTCTTCTTCTGGCCGTGGTTTCTGCTCTATCGTTGGATGCCTTATCAGGAAAGATGGGCTTGGCGGGTAATGTCAACATATTAAAATCCTATTTTCGATGAATCGGTATTTTTGAAAATTTGGGGGCGCTATACTTAGAATCAAGGATGGGTACGACTGCATATCTTAGGCTATCTATGGCATGTTTCCACTCAGAAAGACGGTCCATTGCACCCGATTTTTTTAACGTCCATGAAGAAAGAGAACGAATTAATCTTTTACATTTGGGGTGTACAATAAATCTTCCTTGTACCATGGCTTCATGTATAAGTTGGCATCCATAATATACAGACCATCTTGGTTTATGGGCCGTGTGAATTCGGAATGGGCAAGAGTTAGCAGGATAATCCAAGACATGTTCCAAGGCTGAACGAAGAAGAGAATTGGACATTCTCCCACCATGCTTTCCACCACCATGGGGGCGGTCTCCAGTCCATCTATTTATTTGTAAGGGTTCCAACCCATTTCTTCTAATCATTGCTATAATTGCCCGCGCGTGTCTTCGTGCTGTTCCTTGTTCCTTCTCTCCACCACTGGCAAAGTATTCATCCAGAACATGGATTGTTTTATCGTCATCTGATATCGCCACAAGTATAGCACATTGGGCGCTTGGTGTATGGCCGTGGTCAATACCTATAGAAAACTTATATGAACCTACAGGACATGGAGTATCTGATATGTGGGCTTCTCCGAAATGTTCAAATATACGTCCATCCATGGGAACCCCCACATCCCAACTACCTTCCAATCTTGCGCTTCTATCTATTGAAAGATATGTATCGGCGATTCTATCCACGTCTTCTTGTAGCAAGAGAGCTTCCAATGGGCTTCCGTCCAAATCTATGGGGGTTGTGTTCTCCACTGATAACGGGGCATGAATGTCTTTTACTCTTGGCGGTTTGGTTTCTGTCAATTTTTTTAACCACGTTAAATCACCCCCACCAATAGGGGTCATGGTCATAAGCATTCTTCCTCTGTTCCGTAATAATCTTGGAACAAGTTCCCCAAAAAGCGCTTGGGGGCAAGGTTCATCAATCCAGCAAAAATTAATTGTTCCAGATGCCACGCCCAAAGTTCCTTGGTTGGTAGTTTTGAAAAATAACATGCTTCCATTTTTCAACTTGAACCATGGATTCTTGGCACGATACCCGCGCCCTTCTTGGAAATCTGGGGAGTCATCAGCATATTCATTTTTTCCAATCAAGCTATGAATCTTGGCTTGGATAATCTTGGACTGTTCCCAAGAGTGGACGATAGCCCAAACGATTATGGGGGGCTTGATATGGGATAAATCTTTGTATGGGCTATATCCCTTCATCATATATAAACACTCAGCGCTTCCCACATAGGTTTTCCCAAGCTGGTTTCCCGCTCGAAATAAAGTAATGTTTTCTTCTGATTCCAATACTCGCTTTTGGGGGATGGACGGCCTAAAAAAATCTAGGGGGCATTCATCCACCAAATCTTTTAACTCCTTGGTCTTCTTGGCTAGCTTCAAAAGAGAAATCATTTTGTGGCCAATCTCACAATGTTGGAAGTATCCGTTAGTAGTTCATCCATCACCTGTTTCTTGAGAAGTGGGGGAAGAGATTGGATGGCGTCCACAATTTCAATCTTCAGTTGTTGGGCGGTTGAACCATGGGTTTCTTTTGATGCCTCTACAAATGTACGGAGTTCATCATGAAGAGAAAGATGGAGTTTATGAAGAGAACCCAATGTATGTATCACCTTCTCTTCCCGTGCATATTGTATATCTCCTTCTATTTCCAGAAGTTTCCCCACTCGAAAAGTGATTGGGTCGGTTGGGTATTCAAATGGGTTGGCCTTCATCTTGGCTTTTGTTCGTGCCTCTTCTTTCTTCTTGTTATCCTGGGCTTTGTTACGATGCTTCTTCATCAGATAGGAAACATTGGGAATCGAACACCCCATCTTTTCCGCTATCTTCGTATAGGTCAATCCATCTTCAACAGATAGACGAACGACTTCTTCCCTTTGGGCTTGGGTGAGTTTTTTATTTGTGGATTTGGCTTTGGTCTTCTTGGTCATAATGTACATACTCGGCATGGTTTTGTTTCTTCATCTTCAAAAAGTGGAATTTGATTGGTTGCTCCAAAAGGCAAATAACCCTCTTCAAATTTTTGTTTCATTTCAAAAAGATTTTTTCCCCACTTCGTATTTCTAGGATTGCGAAATGTGTGTTTTGTTTTATTTTCTTTTTTAATGGCTTCCATAAATAGGGGTCTATTATCCCTCCAAAGATAAAACCATTCACTTACTTTTTGAGCATAGCAAAAAGAACAATCTGTTCTTCTGGGGATTTTCACTTTTTTTGTTTCTAAATAATTGGTTACTTCTTTGATTCCCCAGTTCCATTCCCTAAGTGGAAATTTGGTTTCTACATTTTCGCTATATATCCCCTTTCTCTCTTTTTCATCTGCTCTTAGTCCTACATACAATATTGGTTTCTCTGAAAAGGATTTCACAAAAGCCAAACAGGGTTCTATTTTCAAAAGTCTTGTACACCATCTTTGTCTCCAATTTGGAAGCGCTCCAAAATGTTCTATCCAAAAGGACAAAGTTTTATTTGTGATGTATACAATTTTTTGATTCAAAAGAGATTCTAAGTTTTCCCAATGTTTTTTCATTTCTGGGAGTTCGTTTCCTGTGGGGGTACAAAAGAAAATAAATTCTTTGGATGGGTACAATTCTTTTAATCTAAGCGCCATGGCTGTGGAATCTTTTCCACCAGATAGCGCGATAATATGTTTTTGTTTTGTGTTCATGGATTGGTTCTTTGGTTTGGTGGGGTTGTTTTAACGTTTGGTTTTTAAGGAGCGAGACCATTAGTGACATGATTCTATTTTCTAGGTTAGTCGCTTTATTGGACAGAGAGTTTGTAATCTGATGCCACTGGTTGTTATCGACTTTATATTGATTTAATCCTCCGCCAAATGTAGCAGCATAAATTCCTCTCCCTTCAACTTCTTCTAAACCAAATATCGTATTATTTGTAAGACTATTTTTGTCCTCGCTAATGTTACGATAATGGACAAACTTCGCCGTAACAGGGTTCCATATATTTAAACCTGACATTGTCCCTAACCAAATAAGAC